ACAGGAATCAATGTTGATGATTTTGCGTTTGGTCCTGGTATTCCTAGTGGAGCACAGGTAGCCAGCAAAACTGCAACCACTGTAACACTAAACAAGTTGACCACATCTGTTGTGGCCAGTGGAACAACTATTGGATTTGGTCCAGATGCTACCAAACCCAGTTATGCCAACCAGAGTGAACAAAACATACAAGACCTGCTATGGTTAGAAAATCGTGATCGCAAGTATGATCGTGATGTTTACAAAATGCGTGGTATTTACCAACGTGCTGATCAAGACTTTGATCTAAGTCAATTTGGCCTGTTCTTACAAACTGGCACTATCTTCATGGTGTTTCATCTGCGTGACATGGTTGATCAAATTGGTCGTAAGTTAATTGCCGGCGATGTGTTAGAGTTACAGCATTTAAAAGATTACGACGCCTTAGATGGCGATTTGCCTGCGGCATTAAAACGCTACTATGTGGTAGGAGACGCCAGTTTTGCTGCCGAAGGTTTTACACCAACTTGGTGGCCGCACCTGTGGAGAGTTAAACTTAATCCGCTGGTAGACAGTCAAGAGTACAAAGATATATTGAATAATATTGCAGCCAGCGATACCACCGCCACACCAGTGGGACAAATTCTAAGTACCTACAACAAGTTCTTGGATATTAATTCTAGCATCATTACTCAGGCAGAAATTGACGTGCCCAAAAGTGGTTACGACACCAGCCCAATTTATACTTTGCCCACTACTGCACGTGAGAATGATCCAATCGGTGCTCCTATCACTGCTGACAATGCCAGTATCAACTCTGGTAACACCAGTCCCACTGCGGACTCTGGTGTGTCAAGTCCGTTACGCAAGGTATCTGGTTACTTGACTGGTGATGGTGTTGCTCCAAACGGCCTGTCTACTGGTGCTGGAGTTGCGTTTCCTGCCAATCCAACCGAGGGAGAATATTTCTTGCGTTTGGATTACTTGCCAAATCGTTTGTTCCGCTATAGCGGACGTCATTGGGCTCGAGTAGAAGATAGTGTGAGAACTGCACTAACTCCGGGAACAGATAATAAGACACAACGTGGTAGTTATGTAAATAATACTAACACCTACACAGACGCTGACGGCGTGACGCACAACGAACGTCAACCACTGAGTCGTGTACTAACACCGAAAGCAGATAATTAATGCCAGTTCAATTTGCCTATGATGGCCAGATTCGTAGATTTGTTATGCAGTTTGTACGCATGGTATCAAACTTTCAAGTAGAGTTTGGAAAAAATGCCAACGGTGATCGTACCTTACAAACTGTACCTGTATACTATGGAGACATCAGTCGCCAGGCAGCAATGATCTTGCGTGGCAACAGTGAAAACACACTTAATGCTGTACCAGCTATGGCCTGTTATATTAGTGGGTTAACTTATGATCAGACAAGATTACAAAATCCTTACTACGAAGGTGTGGTTAGAATTAGAGAACGTACCTACAACGATATAGACCAGGAATACGAACAAAGTCAAGATGGCATTTACACAGTAGAACGACTAATGCCAGCACCATATAAACTAACTATGAAGTTGGACATATGGACCAGTAACACAGAACAAAAGCATCAGATGATTGAACAAATGATGCCCCTGTTCAACCCTGGACTAGAAATACAAAGCACAGACAACTATGTAGACTGGTCTAGTCTAAGCGTTGTGTTATTGACCGACGTACAGTACTCTAGTAGGACTGTGCCGCAAGCCGGCGATGAAAGCATTGATGTAGCCACACTCACATTTGAAATGCCCATCTGGCTCAGTTTGCCTGCCAAAGTCAAGAAGATGGGTGTTGTTGCACAAATTATTGCCAGCATATACGACGCACAAGGCGATTTAAGTCCCGAAGTAGTGTTTGCAACACAGGGTCTAATGAGTCAACAGAGATTTACTCCAATGAATTATGAATTGGTCTATGTGGGTAATACATTGACCTTGTACAAAAACAATGCTACCGAAGCAGAAGACGGTGTAGTATATGGTACCAAGGTGCGTTGGGCAAACATAGTTAACCTGTACGGCAAGCTGACCAATGGTATCAGTGAAGTGCGTTTGACATTTGCTTACCCAGACGGGCCGCATGAAATTGCTGGTACTGTTGCATTTAGTCCCACAGATGAAACACAGTTGTTGTTTACTCCGTTTGAAGCCACATTACCGGCCAATACCTTGGATGCAGTTGATGCCATCATTGACCCACGCAATGTCGCTGTAGGCAACAACATATTGAGTCCTGCTGCAGGTACTAGATACTTGATATTGAATTCAATTGGTGACATTGGCACAGAAAGCCCGGTAGCATGGGCCGGTGCACCGGGTACTAATTTGGTTGCTCGAGCCAACGACATCATTGAATGGAATGGCTCATATTGGACCGTGGCATTTGACAGTAGAGAACCTGCCGTACAATACGTATCTAATCTAACTACTACCGTGCAATATCGTTGGACTGGATCAGAATGGGTCAAGAGTTATGAGGGCTTGTACGGATCCGGAGAATGGAGTTTGGTACTGTAATGTCTGCACACACCGAGGGCGTTGGTGCTTTAATTTACGCTCGATCCTCTAATCGTTATTTGTTTTTGTTAAGAAACAAAAGTCGACATGCTGGCTCATGGGGTATTGTGGGCGGAAAAATTGAAACAGGTGAAACTGTTATACACGGACTGGTTAGAGAAATTCAAGAAGAAATTGGTGTTGACTATTCTGCTCGTAAATTTATTCCCTTAGAAACTTTTACCGCAGACAATCGAAGATTTGTTTACTATACATTTGTGGTTAGTGTGGAAGAAGAGTTTGTACCACGTTTGAATGACGAGCATCGTGGCTATTGTTGGGTTGAATTAAATGATCACCCAATGCCGTTGCATCCGGGCTTATGGCGCAGTTTCAATTTTGATATTGTTAAGAAAAAAATTAAAACTTTAGAATCAATACTAAAATAAATTAACCAATATCTGCTTCAAGTACAAAATCACGGAAACTGATCTGTCTAAAATTTAATTTATTAATAAGAGCGTCCGAACAATCTGCAGCAGCTGACAGCATTATACGTACAAATTCTACATCAGAATAAACATCCATAACAGTTGATAGTGTTTTTACGTAAAAAGTATCTTCGTTTGCATTGGTGTAACCATCATAGCCCATTAAATAAACTTTTTTGTGTCCATCAAAGCAGGCCAAATATGCAGCTAGAGCTCCAGCATCATAGGTTGGATTTTGTGGAGTTAAATAAAACTTACCTGGGTACTGTACAATGTATTGAGCATTGGTGTACACAATATGATCGTCGCAATAACCAGACTCTGCAATAATTTTAACTTTTTCTGCGTCAACTGCAACTAAAAAGTCTGGAGTAAACTCTTGATAGATCAAATTACAAGCATAGCTTTGTAACTTGTCTCTGGCCAATATGCCGCCTCTGTGATTGGCGATGTGTGTCAAATCAAAATCTTGACGGCTAGGACCGTTGCCGATGGCAATGGCTTGTGTTGTTGTAAACGAATTGAACACGCTGTTGGCAATATATTCTGTGCTGGGTTGCCATTCGTTGTTGCCAAGCACTAGTTCGGTAACAATACTTTCACCGGCGTAGTTACTACGATGAAGTTTTTTTATAATTTGCATTAGTGTTTTCCAACTACTACCTCAATGGTAACAACTTCATCACTGGTAATTGTTTCTAGAGCTTTTCCTATAACACACCCTGGAACAAACTTTGTGTTATCAATGCGTTGTGCAACACCTGGGTAATTGCTGGTTACTAGAACATCTCCAAGATTTACAGGGCCTTTTACTGTACATGGTACGCGACCAGTCAGTGCAATAATGGCGCCATCGGTGTGAGCATTCATTAGATATGCAGGTTTGGTTGATATTACGCCAGCCACTGCCGAATCATGATCTTTGGTACTGATTGTGACTTCTTTGGATCCGCCAAACACAACAACTGTGCCTTCTGAGTAATCTCCATCGGAAGCATATTTTTCTGCCAAGTCTGCATATCTTGCCTGACTTGAAACACCAAAAAACGTATTATACCAAAAAGTTGTAGAACCTAGGTTACTGGTTAAATTAGCTGTGGGAATAAGATTGCCACTGATTGATGTGTTACCGCCAAGAGTTTTATTTGTCAATGTTTGAACAGTTGTGGTTGTAGCCAATACGTTTCCGCCAGGTGTGCTGCCATTATGTACATGGATGGTACCTTGATCTTCGTTGATTGTAATTTCTCCGGCAGCGCCGGTATATATGGAGTTTTGCCCCTGCGATCCGCGTCTAAATTGTACTTGTGTTGGCATTTCTAAATTTCCTTGTATTTGTTATTTATCTATATCTTATAGCGTGCCTAGATCAAACGATACTATACTACCAACTGGATCCATTAAACTGTAGTTTTGAAATGATGTAATTGTTACACCAAATGCATCAACGTTTGCAACTAAACTAGCTTCTGTTCCGTTTAGTGTCATTAAATTTACGTTTGCACTCATTGGGCACACACTGGTAGTTGAGCGTGGATATTTTAAATTTGCGCCAGTTAAAATTGATACATTGCTGGAGCTAGCCCATAAAACTTCAGTGCTGGTACCTGAATCTCCGGCATACACACGGATTACATTATCACCAGCACCAGCACTTGTTTCTGCTTGGATAAACGCTTTTTTATCAACTGATGTTACTCCACCCAAACTGGACCAAGCGTTACCCGCTCCGTAACCCTCAAAACTGCTAAGTTGCGTGTTGTATCGTACATGTCCCAGTTGTGGACTGATACTGTTGAGAGCGCCGCCGGGCCGTTGAGCAGTATTTCCTCTTGGTAATGGTACAAATTGTATATCAGTGTTTAGTGTGGTGATACCATTTAATACACCTGCACTATTACCGCCCAATGCCACTATGGTGTTACCAAATCTTACATCGGCTGTGGCCCAACTTGGTGCATATCCAGCACCCTCAGACTTTAAGAATGTACCTGTAGCGCCTGCTGTAATAAAAGTTGTCACGTTGGTATCTTGCTGAATCATCAACTGACCAGCTGATCCACCTGTGATGTTTGTGGCACTGGTAGCTACTGTGGCTGTACCAACAGTCAATGCCGATCCTGCTACCCAAGTTGGAGATCCAGTACCACCCGAAATAAGGAACTGTCCTGCAGTACCTGCTAAACTTAGACCCAATCCAGTTGCAGTACTATAGGGCACAGCTCCAGCGGCGGCAGTTAATACGCTACCAGTTCCGCCATAGGCCAGGGCAACAGCATTACCTTGCCAGAATGAACCACTACTAAAAGTCTTGTTTAATACAGTTTGTGTTGCACCTGTAGTCAATACTGTTGCGCCACCACCTGCTGTAGTACCATCGTGTAGTCGTAGAGTTTTGGCTTCAGTATCGTAGGTAATTTCTCCGGCAGCACCAGTAAAAGCGTTGTTTTGTGTTGTAGTTCCTCGTCTAAACTGTACTTGTGATGCCATGATATTCCTTTGTTTCTATATTTATACTTTGTTATGCTTGTGCTTCTGACCAAAACAAGTTGATGTTACATGTTGCATTTGATCCAGAAAGATTTTTTACAACTACTGCTAACACGTCTGGACCATCTGGAAAATTACTGTATCCACCAATGGCAGAGTTTGTTAATTCTTTAAGTTGGCTTAGGTCAATTTCAGAAAAACCGTTAGGTTGTCCCAAGGTACTAAAGTTTTGTTCTCCCGGTGTAGCAGCTGTGCTAGTACTGGTACTGATTTGTGCAAAACTTGGTTGGCTTCCTAGGGCAGAACTGTTGACCGCTGTCCAGGTCAGTGAGCTGGCATCAATGTTACCTGGATTTAAAATGCCGTAGACTTGAACAGATTGATCAGACTGTACCTGTAGTTTTTGTAGCAATAGTTGTGAACGATTGATAAGATCTCTGTCGCCAAATGCTCCTGCAATAGAGTTACTTACACTAGGTGCTAAACGTAAGAAAAATGCCGTTTCACTTTGACCAGCAGAAACAGTATTATTTAAAGATGTATAGTTAAAGTAGTAACCACGATCACTATCAAAGTTACCGTCCATGATATAACTTGATCCCCAGTGGTTAACAATTGGAGCACAAGTACAGCTAATCAGCGTAACCGCTGTGTAACCGTTACCAATGGCGTGACTTGCTGCCGCTCCTCCACCAAATGTTTTGGTTGATCCGCCCACAAACATATTAAAACTGGCACCTCGAGTCAATCCAGTTAGGGTATTACCTGCTTTACCTGTATAGGAAATAATTTCATTGTCTACCATTACTACTCCGCCAGTGGCCGGAAAGCGTCCAGCATCATATAGTGTCATTGATGTTACACTAGAATTCATTGCTGTGTACAATCTGTCTCTTGCTGATTCATTGATGGCTTGATAGCGTACTGTTGAGTTACCGGTACGCATATAGGCTTCATCATTGATATTGTTTTGTTTCATACGATGTGCAAGAATCATGTTGCCATCAGGACCACGTAGCATAAAATCAATAAAGCCGGCACCATACCAACTGAAACTGATGCCCAACATCTGCATTTTATTCAAGTTAATATCATAACCACTGATACCGTTGCCATCTAGGGTATCAAAGTTAAATTGGCTTTGTGGTACACGGTTATCAATGACTGCAGCTATCTTGACACTACTTGCATTGTTGACTCCACGATATTCAGGATTGATAGTCATGGTATTGTCGTCAGTAATATTACCAACCATGTAGGTCATACCACGAATTACAATTCGGTCGCCTACTTTTAATTGTTGTGTAAATCGACAACTGGTACCAGTCACTGATTGGCTACCGGCAGTGACACTAATAAAACCAGACAACTGATATGTGGCACTACGCTTGACCACAGCTAATTCAATACCATCAAATTCCCAAAACAATCCGTTTTGATCATCAAATGCACCAACACGAGTACTGGCTCCGTGCCAGTTTTTCACTGTGACACGCGGAAGATTGGTAATTACAGCTGAGGTGCTGCCCAAGGTTTGTGTGGCTGTTAAGGTAAACACACTTTCACTGTTGACTCCAACCACACCATAAGTGCCATTATAGCCTGAGGTAACCACTCCAGAAATTTCAATTGTGGCTCCAGCTTGTAATCCGTGATCAGTTTCTGTGGTCACTGTGATAGTGCTTCCAGCTGCGGTTCCTGTTGCACTGATTTGGTCTAGGTTGATAACCGGATTAAACAACACACCCGATGTCCATAGGATACCTTTACCCGATTGATAACGCATGTATTTTTTAGTTTGACGTGACACACTTGCACCGTGGCTGGGCAAGAATGCACCTACGTTAATACCACCGTCAAATGGTCTGTGTTGTATGAACGCATCACTTCGTGTAAATGTTGTTGCGGTAATACCGGCATTGGCCACTGCTCCGCCCACGCGGGCAGTAAATGTAAATGTTGTGGCGTGTGGGACTGTTTCAACAAAAAAGTTACCGCCCATTAGGTTATGAAATGTGCCTGTACTTGTGACCACGTTGACAATTGGCGCACCCGGAACCATGCCATGTGCTGCTGACGTGGTTGCAGTGATTTTGCTTGGACTATTGCCGTCACTGACATATCCAGTAATAGGTATGGATGATCCAGCATAAAAACCGCCTCGACGTCCATATGTGCTGCCTGTGAATATAGACACTCCGTTTGTGCCAACAATGCCTTTGGCAAAATATGTGAACGAGGTGCTGGTTGGAACTGTGGATACCACAAAAGCGCCTTCGGCACGTGCAGCATTGGTGACGTTACCAAGTCCAAACATGATCACAGGTTGTGCAACACTTAGTCCATGCTCAGCACTGGTTGTTACAGTGATCACACTGGGGTTTCCACCATCGGTGATGATATTGGTAATAAACAAATCCAGTCCGGGTCTTTCGTAAATACCCGGAATATTGCGAACATCGGTGTAGTTTTGCCACTTGGTCGGTTGCAAGCCATATTCAAAGTCTGCATCAATTAAACTTTGTGGCTGAGCAATACGCATACGCTCAATGGCATCAACACCAAACGCATAAGGACGTATAACGTTACCTTGCTGTTTTGGAGCATCTGAATAGATGGCAATGGCATCTGAACTCAACATGGCCGATGTGTCGGCACTGAATGTTACTGTGCTTACTCCATTTTGTTCTGAATAGAATGTGGTATTGTCGTCGGGATCATAACTGATAGTGCCGTTCTTGGTAGGGTCTCCAATGGCGTAGATGTTGGTTTGTTGCGTTTTGTTAGCAATAATCAACAGTTGAGTCAGATCGACTTTGCCGGGAAACTTTAGTGTTCCTGCTCCTGGTGTGTTGGGACTAAAAATATACTTTTCTATCAGTTGGCGTGCCATTTTTTTCCTTAAAATCCAAAAATAATTGAGTAACCTAAATAATCAGACTTGATTGATTGGTCTATGTTATTTAACGAAATAATACCAGTGAAACTTAAAACACCCAAGTCATAAATGGTAGTTGCTACGTCTGTGACCAGGCCTTCATCTTCTGTAATGGTCAATACCAGATCTGTAACTGACCCCAAATCACTTTGACTTGATGCAAACACCGCAGACGCCACTACCGCATTTGAGTCAGCATTGACCCAGTTGGTTCCGTCATAGGTCAGAACCTGTTGTACATATGGATCACTTAGGTTAACGTCGCTTAGGCTTGCTAGGCTTCCGGTATCTCTTGAAACCCATTGTACGCCTGTTCCGGTGCTGGCCAACAGTTGTCCGTTTATGCCAGCATTGCCGGTGTAATCTCGCAGTCTGGCATTTACTATCAAATTGCCAGTGGCAGTTATGTTGGCAAATGATGGAGTTGCTGTGGTATGTAGATTTTGGTTAAGATTTACTGTTTGATTTGGTGCATATATGGTTATGCCACTGCTGTGTGCTTGGATGTTGGCTTGCCCAAGCACCATGGTATTGCCACTTAGATATAGGTCCTTCCAACGCTGTGTTGGACTGCCCAGGTCATATGTTACGTTGGCGCTGGGCGATACATGCCCGGTAACTGTTACGTTGCCACCAACATTCAAATTGCCACTGATTCCTGCGCCGCCTGCTACTACTAATGCTCCAGTTGTTGTACCGGCACTAGCAGTACCGCTTGCAGCCACAACGTTACCGGCACTGGTTAATACACCAGTAAATGATGGATTAGCAATTGGAGCACGTAATGCCAATTGAGCATTACCATAAGTCTGATATGCACCA